TAAATAATGTCCATAACACAAAAGCACCAGTAATCCAAGACTTACCAACACCTCGGAAGGCTTGAATCTGAAGCCGTTTGGGACCACTTTGAAGGTAATCTGCAATAGCATACTGTGCTCTTGTAGGGGATGGAAGGTCTAGTTGATCCCACAAAGCTTGTAGGAATAATTTAAAATCTTCTTGTAGGATGGTTACGACGTCAGTCATTCATCATCGTCATTATCATTTGGACTATTCTGAGCATTAGGTGTAGTTTTAGATCTATTAATCTGATCAGGTGAAAGTAGAATTCCAACTGCTCTACCAAATGGAGTTCGATCCATACCAGCTAAAGCCATACCAGCTCGAATAGCTTTTTTATCATCAATTTTTGCCATAATTAGGGTCCATTATCGTTTGCACTACCACTTTCGGTAGTAAATGAGCGCCAAGGATCATAGTTTTGTTTACCACGTTTACCTTCTCCAATAGGAGTTGATGTTGGATCCCAACCTTGTCCTGGTGATTTTAAATTACCAACTGCTTCATTAGCAGCATCAAGCATGCCTTTAACTTTTTGTAACCGTTGAGCCCTCGTAGGTTCTGTGCTAGTAGATGTATCTGTTTTTGTGGATGTAGAACCTGATAATTTATTCGGGTTTACACCACTTTTTATTTGAAGAGCTCTATTTGCTGCACTGTTTTGTCTAAAGTCAGCCGTTTTCATTGGAGGTTTTTTTTTGAAGTTATTACCACTTCCACCTCCACGTTTTCCTCTA